ACAACACCGTGTGATCTAGCACCACGTGAAACAATGACACGCTCGGGTAGGTTGTGGATTATGTGAAATTATAAAAACACTTGTATTCTAGAATATATTTGCTATAATGAGAGTGCAAATAGAAAGGCGATTAAGATATAGGTGATTAGAATGAGTCGAATTTATAAACATGATCATTATCCTAGTGAACTAACTATGGATAGTGTTAATTCATTAGTTGATATCATAGAAACTTATTTATGCAATTATAAACTAGCATTTCATATGATATATCAGAAAACGCACTTGATTAGACTTGATATCTATAAACTTGGGTCTAAAAGTTTAATTGCAAGTTATTCATTTAAATTTAAAACATTAAGTTTATTTAAACGAAAAGTATTTCAAGGAGTTGTATCACTAGATCAAATGACTGAAGAGAATAGAAAGCGTGGATATAGTTATGATGATTAATAAATTAATTGTTGCTAGTTATGTTATTTGGGTGTTATTATCAATTTACCAAACAGTTCAACATATTAAAGGGAAATATAAAATGTATCGTGTTTCAAGTCGCTATATTAATATGGTTATTTTATTAATAGTAATGTTGGTTACTTGGTTTGTGCTAGTTTGTATGAAAGTTGATTATTTAATGGGGGTGTAACATGTAGTATTTAGATCTGTTATGACTTCAGTAAAAAAGCGTTAACTTGGAATGATGTTATGCTTATGCGGAATTAACAAGGTTAAAAATTAATTGAAAAAGCAATATTTAAAATAATTAATAAGGAGAAAATTAAAATGGAACAAATTAAAAATGAAGTAGCAATGATGGAAAGTAATGGTTTAACAGTAACGGAAGATATGACATATGAACAACGTGTTAATTTATTTAATGCCGTAAATAATGCTGAGGGTCTATCTGATCAAGTTGGAAAAGATTTATATTTAACTGGCTTTATCGTACAAGATGTTGAAAAAGAAAACGAGCAAACTGGAGAAATCATCTGTTCAAAACTAATCACGGTAATTGATAATGAAGGTAAGGCATACGCCACAAACTCTAAACCTTTCTTACAGTCTTTAAGACAATTAAAACAAGTGTTTAATTATGATTGGACAAAACAACCAATTCATGTAGTAATTATTCAGAAAAAATCAAATTCAAGTTCAAATAAATATTTATCAATGGCTGTTAAATAGCCTAGTTAATGAGGGTGTTAGCCGACACCCTTTTATTTTTATCTGAAAGGGGTGTTTCATATGGCTAAAATGAGAAAGTCAACAAAAGATGTTAAACGCTTAAGAAATGCAATCGCAAGCGCGAAAAGAACAGTAACAAAAGCTCAGAATTTAGGACAAGATGTTGTATTTACAGATATACGTACAATAAAAGATTTCAATGATCGTAAGGAATTTAATAAATATATACGATCCATTGAAAGATTTAATAAAGAGAATCGTTTTGTTGAAAATAAATATGGTGTTGTTTTTAATAGAAACGACATTGAAAAAGCAAATAAATTAATAGATAAACAGAATAAGCAAAGAAAACAATTAGCTAGTGCTGTTGGATTATCTAATTTGAAAGAAACAAAAGGCGGTATTGTGACAAATGTTAGTGTTAAAAATGCGCTTTCTGTTTTGAGAGATGATAGAGGCGGTTTTTTTGAACCAGTTCAGCACATTAATATTGATTCATATAGATATCAGAAACAATTAGATAAAAGAATTAGCAATTTAAGAAAGAATACTAAAAAAGAGAATTATAAAATTAAAACATTACGTAATAATTATAAGACTGCAATTGAAGAACAAATTAAAGGTGGCAATATTACAAAAAAGCAAGGTAAACAGCTTTTAAAATATATGAAATCTTTACCAGATAATGATTTAATTAAATGGTTTTATCGAGAACGTAGAGCGGTGTCTGTATTTAATTATATTGATACAAGTCGAGAATATACAAAAAATCAAATGTTAGTAAACGAACAACTTTCAAAAGGAATAAAACATGATTTAAGTGATGTTACGGATAGTTTAGCTGTTGCATCTGGAAATGCTTATGTTTCTGGAGGTGTTGTTAAATATAGAAAGTAGGTATTTGTTGTGGGTGGAAAAACTAAAGAAATATGGGCGTGTGATTTTGAAACAACAACAGATCCAGAAGATTGTAGAGTTTGGGCATGGGGTGCTAGTTTTGTATCTGATTCGAGTATTAAATATTATGGTAATGATATTGAAGGTTTTATTGAATGGTGTAAAGAAAAATCAAGAAAACTATATTTTCATAATTTGGCTTTTGATGGTGAATTTATTGTCAGTTGGCTTTTAAATAACGGCTTTGAGTATTCAAATAAACCTAAAACCGGTTGTTTTAAAACTATAATTTCAAACACTGGATTATGGTATGGTATTGAGATATGTTGGAAGTATTCAATATACAGATCCACGAAAACAACAATATGGGATAGTTTTAAATTAATTCCATTTTCCATTAAAAAAATAGCACATGATTTTAACCTTCCAATACGTAAACTAAAGTTGGATTATACCGCTAAACGAGAAAAAGGGCACGAATTAACACAACATGAAATTGATTATCTATTTAACGACATAGATATTGAAGGAATGGCGTTAAACGAATGTTTTAAATTAGGTTTTAATAAAATGACGGCCACGAGTTGCAGTTTTGAGGCATTTAAGAAAACTTTGCCAATGGCATTTGAAAAGATATTTCCAGTGCTTGATATTAATGTTGATAAAGATTTGCGTCCAGCGTATAGTGGTGGTTTTGTTTGGGCGAATCCAGAATTAAAAGAAAAAGAAATAGTACAAGGTATTGTATTTGATGTAAACTCGTTATTTCCTAGTCGTATGTATTATGAATTATTACCATATGATACGCCAGTTTATTTTGAAGGCGAATACAGAAAAGATGATGATTATCCTTTATGGGTTGGTGTTGTAAGTTTTGCGTTTGATATAAAACCTGATCATATTCCATGCATTAGTTTAGATAAATTTTCTAGATTTTTAGGTTCTAAAAAATATGTTACAAGTTCAGACGGGGAAGTTATTAGAATGACGGTAACTAGTGTTGATTGGGAATTATTTAATCAACAATATGATATATATGATGTGCATTTCCATAATGGGTATAAGTTTAAAGGCTGTGTTGGAATTGCCAGACAGTTTATAGACGAGCAAATGGAAATTAAGAAAAATTCAAAAGGTGCTCAAAGATTTATTGCGAAACGTCAATTAAATTCAGTTTATGGTAAGTTTGCTACTAATCCAAACATAACACCTAAAATTCCATATATAGATGAAGAAGATGGGGTATTAAGATTACATGACCCAATGTATACTACTTATGTAGATGGAAAAGTGAAAGAAGTGATTGATGAACAATTTAGGGATCCAATATATCTACCTTATGGTGAATTTGTTACTGCATATGCTCGTAAGTATACAATTAGTACAGCTCAAAAGGTCGGCATATATAGGGTAGCATATATTGACACTGACTCCATTCATTTGGTAGGTACTAAAATACCAGATGCAATTAAAGATATAATTGACGATAAGGAATTAGGATATTGGGGTTTAGAATCTATATTTAATAGATCTTATTTCATAGGTGCTAAATCATATGTTGAAGAGATTGAAATTACCTATAAAGAATATGTAGAACATCAGCAAGAATATATTGATGAAAATGATTGTAAGGATAATTTATATTATATCCGTGAAGGTGTCTGTTATTATTTAAATGTAAAGTGCGCTGGAATGACAGAAAGAGCAAAACAAAATGTAACTTATGATAATTTTAGAGTTGGAAATGTAATTAATGACTGCTTAAAGAAAACACATGTACCTGGTGGTATTGTATTAGTCGATAGGCAATTTAGCATAAAGAGTAGATAGGAGAAAGATAAAATGACAGATATAATATTAGATGTAATTTGTAGTATTATAATTGCACTTGGATGTTTAGGTGTTGCATTTTTATTTGTTATATATGCAATTGGAATGTTTATTTTAATTGTTGAAATAGTAAGGAGTTTAAAAGATGAATAATTTTGTTTTTATATGTTTAATTGTTTTGATTAGTTTAATTGGTGATTATGAAAATAGAAAATTAAAAAAAGAAATAACTGAAAATAAAAATCTAATAAGTAGATTGAAAAAAGAAATTGGTCATAATTGCTATTATAGCTATGATTTAGATGAAAAATATAAATTAATTTGTAATAAATGTGATAAAACAATTAAAGAATTTAATGAAATCATGTTTGGAAGTCAACCATTAAAAAACAAAGTAATAATTGTTAGATCCATAAAAGATTATGATTATACAGCATATCGAAAAGATATTGAGGTTTTAAATGAATATTTAGATAAAGGATGGTCAATTGTAAGTCATGAATCTGATGAATTTGTGCATACATATATATTAGGAATGCCATTAAAGTGGCTAAAAGAAGGTGATATGGATGATGAGTGAACAAGCTAAAGAAAAAAGAAATAAATGGTATCGTGACAATGTTAAAAAATATTGTGTCTCTGTAAATAAAAAAGACATTGAAGTTATTAATTTTATAGAAAATTTATTGAAACATCATAATTTTAGTTTCTATGTTAAAAATAAAATAAATGAGGACTTGTCAAAAAGAAAATAATCATTTAATATCTATGCGTAAGGCATAACAAGTGTAATTAGACGTGTATATTGGAATTTTCCACGGTGATACGTGCCAATAGCACTAATAGATTTGAAAAACCTAGCTAATGAGCTGTTATAACTTTACAAATACATATTTTAATAAAAGCCACTTAAAAAGTGGTCTTTTATTTTTATTTATTGACTAAAATATATTATTATCCTATATTTAAAACAGAAAGGACGTGATTATAATGGAACGTGATGAACTTAGAAACAAGTTTACGGAAGTATTAACAGTTGAAGATCAAGCGGAGCGCTCAACCATGTTAAATGACATGCGCGCTGAAGTTGAGAAAACTTATACAGAGTTGGACAATCTAAAAGCTGAAAATACGAAATTAATTGAAAAGAATACTTCTTTAACAGAAGCAAACTCTAAATTATTCATGCAAATTGGAGTTGAAAAATCCGGTGGTGAAAAGTTGAAACATAAAGCACCAATGGATTTAAGAAAATTAGGCATTTAATGGAAATTGAAAGAGGTGATTATATATGCCAAAAAGAACAGCACAAGACGTAAGTAAAGCATTACAAGATGATTTAGGAATGGATCATCAACCAAACGGTCAAGAAGTTGCTAGTGCAATGTATAATATTAGTTCAAGTAACTTTAGAAGTACAATTGGAGACCCAAACGAAACGAGTTCTTTAGAGTTTATGAACGGTTTATTAGAATATCCGGATACTTTAGGTGTTGAGTTCATGAATTTAGCGACACGTATTGGTAAAGTGATCGCACACCGAAATATTTTAACCAATAAATTAGCACCATTTAAAATGGAAAATATGCCATTAGGATATACTATGGAAGAGTATTTTGTTGAGTGTGCTAAAGAGCACGAATACAATCAAGCGGACGCAGAGAATACATTATTCAAGAGAAGTTTACCGGATATTAAAACAGCTTTCTATGTAGTAAACCGTAAATCATATTATCCAGCTACAATTACAGATGATGATTTACGTAAATACTTTGTTTCATGGGATGGTGTAAATAGCTTAATCGCTCGTATTGTTGACTCTATGTATAATGGAGATAACAAAGACGATTATAACTATATGAAATCAGCTTTAGTAACACACTATGAAAATGGACATATGAAGATCGTAAATACAAGTGCAGTTACTAATACAGATACGGCTAAAGAGTTAGCTCGTAAAATTACGGAATACGTTGCTTATTTGACAGAGCCTACTAATGAATACAACGCAATGGCCGTTACTAAACAAAATGAATATGATGATATCTATGTTATTTTAAATGCTAAAACAAACAGCTACTTAAATATTGACTGGTTAGCGCAAACATTCCAATTAGAGTTTGCTCAGTTTAAAACGCATGTATTAGTGTTACCGACTTTACCAAGTACAGGACAAGGAACAATTGAAGCCATTGTTTGTGACAGTGAAATTTATCGTGTGTTTGACCAAAAATATAGCGTAGGTGTAGCCTATAATGCTAAGGGATTATATTGGAACTACTTCTTACATCATTGGGAAGGTATCGCAACATCTAGATTTGCAAATGCTATTGCTTTTGTATCTGGAAGTGTTCAAGAAAAAGTAACAGCGATTTATGCTAACCCTCAAGTTGTTTCTGTTAAAAAAGATAAATCTATTACAGTGCCATTTACAGTACAAACTAGTGGTTTAAATGCACCAATTAATTTAACTGTCTCATCTAGTGATGGTACTAAGGTAAGCGCAACTTTAACGGATGATTTAAGACATGTTGTAATTAATGGTTTAACTGGTATTACTGAAGAAGGTTTAGCTACCGTAACAATTACAGACACAGATACAAATGTAACATGTGATATTAAAGTTGTATATAATGTATAATTCTGTTATAATTTAATAGGCGTTAATATTTAATGCTCCTCCTTTCTATAGTCAAGTGAATACGGGAAAAAGAAATCTATTAATTTAGGTTTCTTTTTCTTTATATTGAAAAATAATGTTTAGTTTGCTTAAATTGAAAATAGAAAGAGGTGATTAAAATGAAGATTATTTTAATTTCATTAGTTTTTAATGGTCTAGATCTTGTAACAGGGATTGTTGGTGCACTTAAAAATGGTGAACAAATTAAGTCTAGTAAATTAAGGGATGGACTGTTTAAAAAAGTAGGTTTTGTGTTCTGTTATGCGTTAGGTGAGGCAATTGGATACGCTAAATTATATTTACCAATTCCATTTGGTGATAAGTTACTACCTATTATTTGCGTCTATGCAATTACAACTGAAATTGTTAGTATTTGTGAAAACATCACTAAAATCAATCCGGATATTTTACCGGACAAACTTAAACAATTAATTGGATATAAAGGAGTTGATTATGATGAATAATAAAAATGAAAAAGATGCAATTGATGCATCTAAACTAGATGAAATACTTCCAAAATATGAGCCATTAAAATTAAATGGTATTAATTTAGCTCAAAACTATGTAAGTGCATTTAATACGGGAATGAATATCTATCAATGTGTTAACCAATTGCAAGGATATATTGAATGGGTTGTTAAAGCTGTTAATGATGTTGTAAAGTTATGGAATGTACAAGTAGGTGAATCGATTAATGAATCAAAAGCTATCGTACGTGAAACTACAACAGAACAATTTAATACGGAATGGACAAATAAACAACCTGAATTAATTGAACAAGTTAATACATTAACTACTAATCAATTTAATAATGAAAAATCTATATTTAATGATGAATTAAATGCATTAAATTCACGTATTGATACATTCACTAGCCTTACTGAAGGATCTACAACTGGTGATGCTGAACTTAAAGATATTCGAGTTGGAGCTAACGGTGTTACTTATCCTAATGCTGGTGACGCAGTACGTGGACAATTTAGTCAACTAAAGGAAGATTTAACTCACTACATTTACAAACCAACTTTAGAAGATAACAATAAATTTCCACGTGCAAAAGATGGTAATATTGAATGGGTTGAGCAAGGTATGCCAACAGATGAACAAACAAATAGTGCTGTAGAAAATTGGTTGAATGAACATCCAGAAGCAACAACAACGGTACAAGATAGAAGTTTAACTATTGATAAGATGGTTATTGGAACACTTGGATATGTTACACCTGAAATGTTTGGTGCTGTTGGCGATGGCGAAACAGATGATACAAAAGCAATACAAACAGCTATAGATAGCGTTAAAAATGGGTATGTTTTATTTCAAAGATCGACCTATTGTGTTAGCAAAGAATTAAATATAACTAATAAAAATATAATTTTTAATAATTGTATTTTAAAAAGAATTTCTAATTGTACGGTATTAAATTTTGACAATTCTAATAACTTTAAACTGTCAGATGTAACCATAACTGATAACGGTAGTACCTATGGAAACATGATTGTTGGTAGAGCATGTGAAAATGTTGAAATTAAAAATGTGACCGTAAATTCATCGTCACCGCACACAAATGAAAGTATTGGTAACTGGGCAACTTGTTTGAGCGGTAACGCTTTTCATATCAGTGGCTTGCGTATAAATAATTATGAAAGCGGTTTGTGGGCTGATGGTTTACATTTTGGATATGTGACAAACAGTGTTGTAGAAGATTTTGTTATATTGAGTGGTGATGATTCTATTGCAATAACACAACATGAGTTAGGTGGAACAAGATTTGAAAATAAGGTTAGCGAAAACGTTAAATTTGTTAATGGAGTAGTAAAAAGTGCTAAAGCTTCACCTATTAGAATAGGTTTTGACAACTCTGGAAAGCATAGTGAAAATGAAATTGATAAATGCTATCATAAAAATATTTTGTTTGAAAATATTGAATGTGAGGGTGGGTACTTTTTAAGAGTAGAATATCTTTCACATGATTCAGGAGCATTGCCAATTTCAGATGAAAATATTAAATTTTCTAATATTAGTTACAAACAGGATAGAATTGTAAATAATTACCCACCGTTTTTTGTTTCTCAAGAATATTCATTACTTAATTACTCTTTTAACAACTGCAATATAGATTGCTCTTTCGCAACAGAAGAAATGACACAGCCTTTTTGCTATATTGCATCCAATATAGAAAATGAAAAATCGTTGTTAACATTTAGTGATTGCCTGTTTAATTTTGGTAATATCGGTGGGATTGTAGGAAACAAAATCAACAAAGTAAAGTTTAAAAATTGTAATTTTTTATCAAATGGTAAAAAAATAATTTCAATTTATGGTTCTTGCGAATTTGTTGAAAGTGATATTATAAATTATGGTGAAGAAGCAGATTATTTTTGTAATATTAATGCTTCAGAGAACGATAAGACTTACAGATTAAATGGTTGTTTTATAAGCAAATATAAACAATTTTCAAATAAGAATGAAGATAATCATACATTTTTATTTATGGATAATTGCTATTTTAAAACAATCGAAAATGCACTAAAGTGGTATGGAGGTAATGTAAACTATAACAATATTATAAAAGGAGATAGGAAATTAAATAGTTCCAAAGATATTTTCTTGTATATCCCTGCTAATTCATCAATAGATTATGATTTGTCAAACTACGCATATGCTTCATTACTTGTAATATCAGATACAGTAGAAACGTATGAAATTATAATTAGGACAGATGGGTCAATTATGTTGCCAAGTAATAAGGTAGGAGAGGCTAGAAATATGCTTAGAAATGCAGGTGTAACTATATCAGTAATAAACAAAATACTTACAATTAACAACATAGAAGATGTATATAAAAATGTGTTTATTAAGTGTTACGCTCAAACAAATTAAAGCAGACTTAAACTAACTAAATAAGAATTTAATGAATAAACACGGATATTAATTCCGTGTTTTATTTCATAAATATTATTGTAGAATATAGAAAAGGAGTGATAAATATGAATAGTAAAGAATGTGAATTATCAAGTATATATAAGATGAAAAAATCGGAAGATATTCCATATAATTTACCGGAAGGTTTAAGCGTTTATTTTTACATTGAGTTTTATATGCAAGCTATGCATATACTAAAAGATGTGGATTATGAAAGATATAATATCTGTAAACAAAAACTACAGGAGTTAACAATAATAGAGGAGGAATTAAATTTATGAAAGCAGGTCAAAAATTAGAAAAGGATGGTCATGAAGTTTGTTTATTTCCTATGGAAACAATGAATATCACGCAATGGTCAAGTCCATCATCATATAGTCATTGTTGTGGACATCCTTTTGATAATGCAATTAGTGGACAAGTTAGAGTACCTGTGTACGCCCCATTTAGTTGTCATTTAGTACACACGTATTCTTCCGGAAATACGCGAGTATATCAAAGTGATAGTGAGGTATGGACCCCAAGCGGTTTAAAAAATGTGACTGTAAGTTTTACACATGATCCAAACCCACCAACAGAAACACAATATAAACAAGGTGATCTAATTTATCATACGGGTACGGCTGGAATGGCTACAGGAGACCACTGTCATATAGATCAGTCTTTTACGTTAAACGCTGGGTTAGTTAGTTATGGTGTTGTGTGTAGTTATGGGAATGAATGTTATGCGTTAAGTGGTTCAGAGCTACCGAATAATGTATTTTATGTAAATGATACAAATATCGTCAATGGTTACGGTCAACAGTGGAAAACATTTGATGGCGGTCAACCACCAACACCAGAACCAACATACAAATACACTAAACATTATTTTATGTTAGACGGTTTAGGTATTGATTTTGGTTTTTATAAGACAAAAGAAGAGATCAAACCCGAACCGCCAACGCCAACAAGTAACTGGTTTATTCCCGGTGATATTAATAACACAAGACCACTTACAGAAGATGAGTCCAAACAAAATTGGATCGCATTTTGGCAGTTTTTCAAGGCTAAAGGTTGGACCGCAAACGCGGTTGCTGGTATATTAGGAAACTCGTATTTTGAAAGTACAGTCAACCCGAACCGGTGGGAGGGTGATATTCCATTTGCACAACCGGTAGCAAGTCGTGGATATGGTCTTGTGCAGTGGACACCTTGGACAAAAATAATTGACTGGCTAAAAGAAAAAGGATATTACCCGGATGTTTCTAAGTTTGGTCAAGGAGAATGTGAGCGAATTCAATGGGAAATGGAAAATAACCAGCAATGGATTGCTACAGCAACCTATCCCGAAAGTTTCGCGAGCTTTTCAAAATCAACCGCCGACCCTTATACACTAGCTATAGAATTTTTAGCCAACTATGAAAGACCAGCCGACCCGAACCAACCACAACGTGGCACTAAAGCTCGTGAAATTTATGATTATATTAAAGATAAATAAAATAGTTGACGTTTCAACTATTTACAATTAAATTGAAATAAAAGGAGATGATATAAATGAATGGAGTAGTTAACAATCAATTTACACCACAATCAACTATTTATCTATTAAAAGGACTGGAAATTGATGCTATGAATAATACATTCTGGGGTGCATTTGACACACCAGAAAATCAATTCAGCTTTTTTATGGATAATTATGATCATATTGAATTTAATGATTATACTTACCAGCGCAAGGATGGTACAGTTGTAGTTACTGGATCTTATGATGATTTAAGACTTTATAATTATTTAATTTATAAAAATGGAAATGTAGGAAATAAAAGCAAATATATTTATTGTTTCATTACCAGTTTAGGATATTTAAATGATAACGCCACTTCAATCACATTTGAAACAGATGTTATACAAACATGGCGTTTTGAAATTGAAAGAAATTTCATGGAATCATACATAGCCTATGAACATAGGCCACAATATTATGATATTGGGGATGGTGTACACCGACCTTGTATTAACACACAACCTGAGAATTTAGAGATTGGAACGGATTTGATAAGTGATAAACAATATTTAATAGACATTACTCAAAGTATTAATTTCGCTGTTATTGGTATGACTTGCGACATGTCTGGAAAAGATAGCTTTACAAATCCACAATTAGGAACACCAAGCCAAATTAATTATTATATATTGCCTTTTAATAGAGATACTGGAACAGATATAACTACATTAAAAATTGGAAGTGTAAGTGGTCAAACTGTAACGATCAGCGGACTTTCAAAAGTATTAGACGCCATTCGAAAAAATGAAAAATTAGTTGGTAAATGTGTATCTATAGTGGTAACCAATTCAATACCTGGTTTAGTTGTCGAAAGTGGTCAAGTTGTGATTAAACGTGATTGCTTTAGTGGAGAACAACAAGGAGATTATCAAATATTAACATATAAAGCTAAGCCAATGAATTCAATGATTGAAAATGATTTAAGTTCATTTCCAAAAACACGTGTATATGATATACCAGCTTTTATTGGATTTACTCAATTTACAAAGTTATATACATATCCATATAGTTACTTAATAATTAGTGACAATAACGGAACAACAAAAGTTTTTAAAAATGAGTTATGGAAAGATATGAAAAACGCGCAATTTATTTGTGTAGGATCACCAAATAGTTCGAAAATAAATATAATGCCGTTAAATTATAAAGTAAATAAATCAGATAATTTATATTCAAATCTAATCAATTTAGATAATTCATTTGAATCGCAATATGAAACAAGTTTACCAATTATTAGTGACACGACCGCATTAATGCTACAATCGTCACGAAATTCTATGAATGTTGGATTATCTAATATTAGAAGATCTAATGAAACAGCAAGTGCAATTGCTAGTGCTACTGGTAATGCTATGAGTGCACAAACAAATTTACAAAATAATTTAAATTTAAGTATAACATCACGTAATGCAAATTTAGCTAGTAATTTAACGGATTTACAAAATAAATCTAATATGATTAACGCAAGTTTAAATTCTGTAAGTAGTTTAAGTGGTGGTATAGCAAGTGTATTAACTGGTGATATTGGCGGTGGTATAAGTAGTTTAGCCGGTTCTGGATTAGGATTAGCACAATCAGCGATACAGAACCAAATTAATACCAAACAAACAAATATGCAAAATGCAAATGCACTTGCAAATGCTAGTGCACAAGCAAGTGCTAGTAGTCAATCAACCGCTATAGGTAATGCACTACGTAATTTAAGCACAAGCTACCAAAATACATTAAATATACAAAACGCAGTAGATTCATATAATGCTAAAATTCACGATGCACAAGCAACTGCTGATAGTATTGTAACTGGTTCGAATGATTTAATGCGACAAATAGCACTAGATTTAAATACATTTGTATTATATGTTTACCAACCTACAGACGAATATAAACAAAAATTAGAAAAAATATGGAATATGCGAGGTTACGCAACGAATGTCATTGACTATCCTAATTTAAGATCTAAAATATCATGGAATTATATTCAAACTGTAAAATGTAATATTAGTGGTGATGGTATTGATCCTAGTGATTTAGAAAAAATAAAACGCGTATTTGATAATGGGGTAACATTATGGCACAATAAAAATGTTTGTGATTATAGCCAAAACAACGGTGAAAGATATTCATACACACAATGTGATAAATACGGAAACTATAAAGAAAAGAAAGTTCATTAATAATAAAAGGTTGACTATTCAACCTTTTTATTTTAATTTAGAATTAAAGGAGATGATAAAATGAATAATTTAAATAACACTAGCTCATTTACAGATTATTGTAAAAATGCTGTTGATGTTGCTACACAATCAAATTCTGAGGCTGATTTTGTATACTATACATATTTACAGATGTTAAGTCTGAATATGTTTAAATACAAAGGCTTACCAGAATCAATTGATACATTCTATTTAGAATATACTTTACAAACACGTGGTTATGTTGGCTTTTATGAAGATGATAATCTAGGTTTAATTTGTACTGAATTAACTTTAGGTGGACAATTAAATCACTATAGACTGCCGACAGAATATCATACAGTTTCACCAAGTCCATTAATCAAGAAAACATTAACGAATCAAGAATGCGTTGTTATGAAAAATAGTCCGTTATATGTTGGTACGTATCCTTATTTAAATTTTTTTGCTAAAAAATTAGCACTTACAAGTAGAACAATGGACCAGAATTTAAATATGCAATGGACACCGTATATTATTACCGGTGAGCGTAGAATGTTAAATCAATTCAAAGAATTTATGAAAAAAATTATGCAAGGTGTATCAACAATTTTTGCCTCAAAAGGTTTTAGATCCGAAGATATTAACGTGCTACAAACAAACGCACCATTTATTGCGGATGATCTACATGGAATGAAACAAGCTATTTTGCGTGAATGCATGACTATGCTAGGTATCGAAAATGCGAATATGGATAAAAAAGAACGTCTTGTGTCTGATGAAGTCAATGCAAACAATCAGCAAGTAGTCGCATCACGTAACATTTGGTTAGAAGAAAGAAAGAAGGCAATTAAATTATTAAATGAAAAATTTGGATTAGATGCTAGTGTTGAGTTTGCTCCATATGAAGATTATGAAGAGATCATGAAATTAATCGAACTAGATACAAATACAAGCATTAAAGATTTTGATATTGATAAAACTGTTAAAAAAGAAGGTGATTAAAATGTTTAAAGGAATTGACAAGCCTAACTATTTATTAAGTTTACAAAGTCCAGTTTTAGCACATTATACTGAAACTATTTGTGGAGTATGTCACAATTTAGCTTTTGGAGAATTAATTGATAGTGGTTATACACTTACAGATAGTGAAGTGTTGGAAATTGCTAGAAAAAAGATTTTTGATTTTAAATACGAATTTTACGATGATGAAGAAAGAAGAAAATTACTAGAAACCGGTATTTTAAAGCATTTCTGGTTTGACGAAATTGGACAAGAAACATATTCATATTGGAAATTTGAACTTCAACACTGGATGGAAGTAAATATGAACAGATATTATACATTATTCAAAACAATTCCATTTCAAGACCAGAAAGACCCAACCGCAAATACCAATTATACAGAAACATATGACCGTACTAACACGGGAACAGTGCAATCTAAAGGAACTGATGAAAATATTGCATTACAATCTGTAACACCAGAAGGTCGTGTTGATATTAATACAAATGATTATGTCAACGCAATTAATAAAACTATTAGTAAACCTAATACTGGTTCAGATTCATCTGGATCAGAACATTATGAGTTTTCTAGACATGGTAATATTGGTATTCAAACTTTAGCGGAAGTATTGCAAGGTTCAAGACGTGCTGTTATTACAATTGAAAATGAGTTATACGCTGAATTACAAGAATACGGTTTATTCTTCAATATATTTTAAAAGGAGTGATTAAAATGAATGTTGACACTAATAAATATTATGATTATAGAAGACAAGTTTTAGGAAAATATATAGACCGTGATGGGGCTTACGGTTCGCAATGTTGGGATCTCTATTATGATTGGTGTGAAAAAAACGGGTTTAAAGGTGCAAATTGTACATCTAGCGGATATGTTAAAGATATTTGGTTAAACCGAAAAACAAATGGAATGACATATAATTGTGTTGAAATTACAGAATTACAACCTGGTGCAATCGTTGTATTTAAAGAAGTGCCAAATATTACACCTTGGAGCCATATCGCCATTTTTGATAGTGATATTAACGGTGCATACGGTCGCTTTTTAGGTTCTAACCAAGGAGATAAAAATGGTTTAGTAAATATTGTTACACTTCCATATTCAGCAACATTCGATACGGCTTTCATGCCTAAAGCTATGATTTTAAGTGATGAAACAAATGAAAAGGTATTAAACGAAATTCCAAAAGATTTTATTAAAGAATACGGGACTTTCTATCCAAATTGTACAATTAAAATTAGAGAAGCCCCAAGCCAAAAAGGAAATGACACGGGTTTATATTATACTAATGGTATGAGTGTACAATATGATGGATATGTTAAACGTGATGGCTATGTTTGGATTAGTTGGATTAGTACAAGTGGTAAGCGTAGATGGATGGCTGGCGGTGAATTAAATAGTAAAGGTATTAATGTAGTACCTTATGGTGTATTTAAATGAAACAGAAAGAATTAAATTGGTATGATCCTACTAAAATAAAATCGTACAATAAAACTTTAAATTTTGTTATTGGTGGACGTGGTATAGGTAAAACATACAGCTTTAAAAAAGATGTAATAAATCGTTTTAAGAAAAAAGGAAAACAATTTTTCTATTTAAGAAGACATAAATCAGACATGAAAAAAATAAAGACTTTTCTAAATGATCAAATATCAAACTTCCCAGATGATGAATTTAAAATAACAGGTGGTTCAGAATTTACAATATTTACAATAAACGGTTTAGAAATGGGTTATGCTATGCCATTACCCGTTTATGCAGGGCTTAAATCATCCGCATATGTAGATGTTGATACAATAATCATGGATGAATTTATTCCAGAAAAAGGTGGATATAATTCATATATTCCAAATGAAGTTGAAATATTGTTAAATATTGTTGACTCTTTATTACGTGAACGTGAAGGGCATATGTATCTATTAGCTAATAATGCTAGTATTGTTAACCCTTATTTTAGTTACTTTCAAATCAACCCAAACATTAATAAAGAATTTAATACATTTAATGATAATGAATCAACACAACAAATCATTGTACAAATTTGTCATGGTAATTATAAAAAAGGAAGTAAAGAAAAATCTGGCTTTCGTAAACTAATATCTGGAACTCGTTACGGTGAATACAATGAAGGAAAATTTGCTTATGATACAGATGATTTTATAAGAAAAAAATCGAGTGAAAGTGAATATATTTGTACATTATATTGTGATGGTATTTATTACGGCGTATGGTGTGATTTTGATGATGGTAATATTTACATTAACCAACAAATTAATAAAGAATATGGATATTGTTATTCATTAGGAAAAAACCACAAAGAAAACATGATATTGACTAAAACATGGCGCAAAGACCAAAGATTAAATCTAATTATAAGATCCTATCGTGATGGATGCGTTTATTATAATTCACAAGAAACAAAACGTATTATCAGTTATATACTAAGCAAATATTAAAAAGTGCTGAATTAATCAGCACTTTCTTTTTTATTCATACATTGTTTGAATAAATCTTTAAATGGATATTTATTAACAGAATATAAATCATATTCATGTTGTTCTCCATTTTCTTTATAATACTCAATTGCTTTATTCAATACCTCATCATATTCATCTGATTTTAAAATAATCATTTCATCATATACAAAATAAAATTCTAATTTAATTTGTTCCATATTATCACCTCATAACGATTCTAAACATTTCTTTATTCAGCTTACTAAGCTGTTCACTAAGATCTACATAATCAATAAATGGAATATCTTTATCATTGTAAATTTTCTCTAAAATTTCCAAAGAATCAACAATATAATAATCCAAATATTTTAATATATTACCATATTCATGTAAACCTTTAATATCTTGTAAAGTTTTATAATATGAATTTTTAATAATATTCTCATAATCAAATTTTTTCATAAATAAACACATCCTTATCATCATTTATCATATTCATACGCAATAAGTGTTTAAATCTCATTACATTTAAACAATCTTTATACACATCTAATAATCTAGATCTTTCATATTCATAATCAGTTAACATAACCATTTTATCACCTGCTGAATCAAACAAAACATAACACATATCAAAAATCATCTCAAACCTACCACAAAAATTAGCTTGTACCAAATTCAACTCATTAAGAGTACAACATT